CAAAGAATATGCCAAGAATGGTTCGTGGTGGAGATGACAACACTTCGAGAATGTACTTGATTAGTCTTACTGATTTGGTTACAATCATCGAATGAGAATAATTCTTGACATCGAAACTAACCTATCACACGATAAGATTTGGTGCGTTGTTACTCGTAACATTGACACAGATGAGTGGTTCAGTTTTAAGACTCCTGAGTTGTTGCAGACTTACTTGAACAACGCAACTGAAATTGTTGCACACAATGGTATCTTCTTTGATTTTCCAGTATTGAAGCGAGTTTGGGGTATTACTGTAAAGAAGTCACAAGTAGTAGATACATTGGTAATGTCTCGTTTATATAATCCATCCATTGAAGATGGACACAGTCTTGCTGCATGGGGACAACGACTAGGATTTGCTAAAGGTGAGTTTACAGATTTTGATGGTGGTTACACAGATGAGATGCGGGACTATTGTGTCCAAGATACGCTAGTAACAAAACAGTTGTATATACACTTAACTCAGGAGATGAAAAATGATTTCTCGAAAGAAAGTATCAGACTCGAACATGAGGTCGCAATCATTATTGCAGAGCAAGAACGCAACGGGTTTAAGCTTAACGAAGCGATGGCTTTACGGTTATTGGCTGAACTTAAAACTAAGCTGGACGCTATTCAAGTTGAAATGGCTGCAATCTTCCCCGACAAGGTCACCACTGGACGAGTTCACAAAACATCGGGCAAGCCTCTTCGGGACATCATCGAGCCATTCAATCCCGGCAGTAGACAGCAAATTGCAGAAAGACTCATTGAAAAAGGCTGGAAGCCGAAAAAGCACACCGAAAAAGGTAGCGTCATCGTCGACGAAGCCACGCTCGAAACGCTCGACTTCCCAGAAGCAAAAACATTAGCAGAATACATGATGCTGCAGAAGCGTATCGCTCAGATAGATAGCTGGTTAGAAGCGGTTGGTAAAGATGGCAGGGTTCATGGTCGTGTCATTACTAATGGCGCTGTCACAGGTCGTATGACGCACATGAGTCCAAACATGGCACAGGTTCCCAACAGTGGTAGTCCTTACGGACACGAGTGTCGGGATTTATGGACAGTAGAAAAAGGATATAAGCTAGTCGGTATTGATGCTTCAGGATTGGAGCTAAGGATGCTGGCGCACTATATAAATGACGATGCGTATACACATGAAGTTATTGAAGGCGACATACACACAAAGAATCAAACCGCTGCTGGGTTGCAAACGAGGAATCAAGCTAAGACGTTTTTATACGCCTTCATGTATGGAGCTGGACCTGCCAAAATCGGGTCGATTGTTGGAGGTTCTGCGAAAGAAGGACAGAAGCTCATTACTTCTTTTTTACAAAATACGCCGGGGCTTAAAACTCTTAGAGAGAAAGTGGCTCGTATCTATGCTAAAGAAGGATGGCTACCGGGTCTTGACGGACGCAAGCTACTCGTTCGTGCCGAACACTCGGCGCTCAACACGCTATTACAAGGCGCTGGTGCGATAGTGATGAAGCAAGCGGTAGTTCTATTAGCAAAAGAACTAAAGCGTAGAAAGATTCAACATAAGTTTGTCGCTAATGTTCACGATGAATGGCAGATTGAAGTAGAAGAAAGTCGTGCAGAAGAAGTTGGAATAATTGGGACAGAGTCGATTAAAGAAGCTGGTATAGTATTGAACATGCGCTGTCCTTTGGACGGAGAATTTAAAGTAGGTAACTCATGGAAAGAAACTCATTGATGATTCCTCATATTGTAGCTTTTGGCGGAGGTGTTGATTCTACTGCCATGATTATTGGCATGATAGAAAAACAAATGCCGATTGATTTAATTATGTTTGCAGACACAGGAGGCGAAAGACCAAATACCTATCAACACATTAAAATTTTCAATGAGTGGCTTGTTTCTAAAGGCTATACTGAAATAGTAGTTGTTGAAAAGGTGCGTCGTGACGGCTCTCGTGAAACACTAGAACAAGAGTGTCATCGTAGAAATAATCTACCTTCTATTGCATATGGATTTAAAAGCTGTTCACAAAAACACAAAATAGCTCCACAGGATAAATATTTAAATCATTGGAAGCCAGCAAAAGACTGTTGGAAAGCAGGTAATAAAGCTATTAAATATATTGGGTACGATGCTGGTGAATCTCGTAGAGCAGACAATGCTGCAAAAAGAGAGGACCCTAAATACGACTACCGCTATCCACTTATTGATTGGGGATGGGAAAGAGAAGATTGTTTAGAAGCAATTAAAAACGCTGGTTTACCTAATCCGGGAAAGTCTGCTTGTTTTTTTTGCCCATCTTCAAAAAAACATGAGATAATTGATTTGTATAACACTTATCCAGCTTTAATGAAAAGAGCAATAGCTATTGAAGAGCAAGCAGAATTGACAAGCATAAAAGGATTGGGTCGTAACTATGCGTGGAAAACAATTATAGAGCTGCACGAAGCACAACAACCTTTACCTTTTACAGGTTTTGAACTCCCATGCGATTGCACAGAATAGGAAAAGAAATGAAAAAAGAACAAGACCCAAACCTACTAGGGATGGTGGCAATATCAGCATACAAAGATGGAACATATTCGCTAAGTTCGTCTTTTGATATTGAAGAGACTCATGAGCTTCTTAAAGATGCGTTGCTTGATATTGAAGATGGAACACTTGAAGCCAGTCTTGATTATTCTACTGCAACGCTGCAATAAGTTTATCACATTATGAAATGTAATAGTTGTAAGTTGTTGTATAATAAACAGGCAGTATTTCTAAACCGTAGTAGATAAGGAGAATCAAATGGAAATGAAACCAGTAAAAATTCAAGCAGAAGTTCAATGGGCTTTCTTTGACAAAGTAAATGAGATGAGTGGCAAGTTCCAATGTGACTTAGCTAATCTTTCTAATGCTGCTGTTGAAGCACTAGAGTCTATTGGTCTTGCACCACGCAAGCGTGAAGACAAACCTGAGAAGGGTTGGTTCTTAACTGTCAAATCAAACTATGCTATCCAGCCATTTGATAAAGATGGTAATGAGATTAAGGATGTAGTTGGTAACGGCTCTAAAGCAGTGGCATTGATTAAACCATATAGCTGGAAGTGGAAGAACAAAGAAGGTGTTAGTGCTTCTCTAGCTAAGATTGTTATTACTGATTTAATCAAATACAACGCTAATGGCGACGACTCCACGATTGAAGACTTGGACGACGACATCCTGTGATAACTGCTCTCATTGATGCTGATAGTCTTTGCTACGCAGTAGGTTTCTCTAGTAACGATACTGAGGAATCTATTGCGATAGCAAGACTTGAGGAAACAATGACTGAACTTTGTATGGAGCTGGACTGTGCAGATTACAAGGGATTCCTTACTGGTAAGGGTAATTTCCGAGATTCTATTGCAGTTACAGTTCCATATAAGGGTCAGAGAGTATCAGAGAAACCCATTCATTTACAAGCACTTCGGTGTCATCTGGTGACATCGTGGGGCTTTGAAGTAGTACAAGGAATTGAAGCTGACGATGCTGTAGGTATCGCTACTTACGCAGTTCCTGAAGAAGAAACCATCATGGTTCATATTGACAAAGATTTGAATCAATTGCGTGGTTGGCATTACAACTACCGCAAAAAAGAAAAGTATTATGTGTCTGAGTTTGAAGGATTAGTTGCTTTCTATACTCAGATTTTGACTGGCGACAGAATTGATAACATCATTGGACTAAAAGGTATTGGTCCTGTTAAAGCTAAAAAGGTTCTTGAAAAATGTACAAACGAAAGCGAACTGTATCAAGCAGTCCTCAAAGCTTACGAGGACGACCAGCAGCGAGTGTCGGAGAACGCACAACTCCTGTGGCTACAAAGAAGTCCGAATCAAGTTTGGACACCACCAAGCTCGTCCTAGTTGAGTGGCTCGATGCACTTGCTCAAGGTGAGTGGCATGAAGCAAAGCGAGAAGACCTTCGCTGTAAGTCAGTTGGATTTGTTGTGTTTGAAGATGATGAACAGATTGAATTAGCAGGAACAATCACTGTTGGAATGTGTAATAACAGCATTACAATACCGAAAAAGATGATTACCAAAAAGAAGGAAATTAAACTTGAAAACAAGCTCCGCAAAACAAAAAGGAAGGTTGCTACAGCAGTGGACAGTAAAGCAATTACTAGCGAGGTATCCACAACTGACGGACAAGGACCTACGCAGTTGTCCAATGGGTAGTCATGGCGAAGATGTAGTGATGTCGCAGTTTGCTAAAGAAGAATTACCAGCAACATTTGAATGTAAGTCTCTAGCAAAGATTGCTGTGTATCGCTACTATGAACAATGTCAGGCTCATGGCGATGGAGAACCTATTGTCATTATTAAAGAAAATGGTAAACCGCCATTAGCAGTGATTGATGCAGAACTTTTATTTGATTTGATGGTTCAATAAGGAGAATTAAATGTACGACAATATGATGAAAGTTAAATTTGAATTAGAAAGTTTAGACGGAAAAATTACTAAAGAGTTTGAAGCAGATGACTGTGAATCATGGATGGCATTAGTGCTTCAGTTCGGTGATTTCTTGTCTGCTCAATACGGCTACGGAGTCTCTGAAAGACTTCGTTTTGTTACCGACTTTCCTTTAGGTCGTGAAAGAGATTATGCTATCTCTACAGAAGATTGGGCTTGGCTTGAGAAACATAAAGCAAAGTTCAAAGAACAGTCTGAAATGTTTAATGACTGGGGCGATGACGAATGAAAATTCTATTAGTGGATATTGAAACAAGCCCTAATACCGCTCATGTGTGGGGATTGTGGCAGCAGAATGTCAGTATCAATCAATTAATGGAATCTTCCTATGTCTTATGCTATGCAGCTAAATGGTTAGACGAACCGGATATTATTTTTGACTCTGTTCATAAATCTAAACCGAAAGCAATGTTGAAAGGCATTCATGGATTACTTGACGCTGCAGATGCTGTCATTCATTATAATGGCACTAAGTTCGATATTCCTACTCTTAACAAGGAATTTCTATTACATCGTTTTAATCCACCATCGCCTTATAAACAGATTGATTTATTGCGTGTGGTTCGTAGCCAGTTCCGTTTTCCTAGCAATAAGCTGGACTATGTAGCACAACGATTAGGTCTTGGTAAAAAGCATGACCATGAAGGACACTCGTTGTGGGTTAAGTGCATGAACGGAGATAAAGACGCTTGGCAACGCATGGAAGATTACAACATACAAGATGTAGTTTTATTAGAGAATCTTTATGATACCCTTCTTCCTTGGATTAAGAACCATCCAAACCGAAATACTTACAATGATGTAATGGGTTGTCCTACTTGCGGAGACCATAATCTTCAAAAGCGTGGTACAGCAATTTCTGCAACAGGTACTTATCAACGCTATCAATGTAAGTCTTGTGGAACTTGGTCACAAGGAACGAAAGCAACTAAGAAAATGGTGGAGATTAAACAACATGGATAACAGTCCAGTAGCAATGCCTTATCCTTATGGATGGATACAAGATAAAACTTTAGAAGAAACTCTACAAGAATATGAAGCAGAAGAGTTTTTTAAAAAAGCTAGAATAGCTGCAAAGTTTGCAGACGGAATGGAAGACCCCGGTGATACCTTGTCCAGACAAGTTGGTGGTACACACTATAAAAAAGGTGTGCAACCTTGGACTATTGCACTGGATTGGGGTCTTGACCCTTGGTCGCATAATGTGGTAAAATATATACTTCGATTCCCTTATAAGAACGGAAAAGAAGACCTAGAAAAGATTTCACACTATGTGGATTTTTTACTAGAGAACTACGAAGAAGTAACTACCAAGTATTATAAGTGAAAGAAAAAAATGCCTTTGCTTCTGCATGAAATAAAAGAACGATTGATTGCCTTGGATGAGATAACACTTCTAGAGCTTTTAAACATCAGCAGTGAAGACATTGTAGAGATGTTCTCAGAACGCATTGAGGACAATGCCGATAACCTAGAAAAGGAAGTAAGATAATAATGACCGCATACACAATGACTCCATATAATACTTTTATTGCTAAATCAAGATACAGTCGCTATCTTGACGATAAAGGTCGTCGTGAGCACTGGAATGAAACAGTGGCACGATATTTTGATTTTATGGAGAAGCATTTAGCAACAAAACAAAACTATACACTCACACCAGAATTACGCAATGAATTACAAACGGCAGTAACCGCATTAGATGTAGTACCAAGTATGAGAGCAATAATGACTGCAGGACCTGCGTTAGAGCGTCAGAATGTCGCTGCATTTAACTGTTCTTATTTACCGATTGATGACCCTAAAGCCTTTGACGAAGCAATGTACATCCTTCTCTGTGGAACTGGTGTCGGTTTTTCTGTGGAGCAGAAATATGTTTCTAAATTACCTGAAGTCCCGTCTAAGTTGTATGACAGTCAGACTACTGTTGTTGTGTCGGATTCTAAAGAGGGATGGGCAAAATCGTTACGACAAGTCTTGGCTCTTCTCTATGCTGGCGAGATTCCAAGGTACGACTTATCCAAAGTTCGACCTTCCGGAGCAAGGCTCAAGACTTTTGGAGGAAGAGCTTCTGGACCCGGACCTTTGGAAGACCTTTTTAAATATGTTATTACCAAATTCAAAGGGGCAATTGGTCGTAATCTGTCTTCCATTGAGTGTCACGATATATTGTGCAAAATCGGGGAAGTTGTGGTTGTGGGTGGAGTCAGACGGTCAGCCATGATTTCGTTGTCTGATTTGTCAGACGATAAGATGGCTCACGCTAAAGCAGGTAACTGGTGGGATGGTCAAGCACAACGAGCATTGGCAAACAACTCTGCTTCTTATCTAGAGACACCGTCTATTGGTCAATTCATGCGTGAGTGGAGTTCTATTTATGAATCACACTCAGGTGAGAGAGGAATCTTTAATCGTGAAGCAAGTCAAGCACAAGCAGCAAAGAACGGACGCAGGGATGCAACTTATGATTTCGGCACTAACCCTTGTTCTGAAATTATTCTTCGTCCTTATCAATTTTGCAACTTATCTAGCTGTATTATCCGCAGCACTGATGATTTTGACTCTATTAGGAATAAAATCCGTTTGGCAACGATTCTTGGAACTTTTCAAGCGTCGCTAACAGACTTTCCCTACCTGCGTAAGATTTGGCAAAAGAATACTGAAGAAGAAGCGTTGTTGGGTGTGTCGATGACTGGTATTCTAGACAATACCTTGTTGAACAATCCTGATGATGTAGAACTATCTAAACGATTGGAGGAACTTCGTGCTATTGCTATTGATGTTAATCGTGAGTTTGCTAACGCAATTGGTATTAATCAATCTGTGGCTGTTACCGCTATTAAACCTGAAGGAACAGTATCACAGTTGTGTTCTACTGCAAGCGGTATCCACCCTCAGCATAGTAAATATTATATTCGTCGTGTTAGAGCTGATAACAAAGACCCTTTAACACAGTTTATGACTCAAGCTGGATTTGTTGCAGAACCTTGTGTAATGAAACCTGAGTCAACTACAGTCTTTAGCTTTCCTGTAGCAGTAGCTGATGGTGCGTTACTTCGTGAAGACTTAACGGCAATTCAACACTTGCGTCTGTGGTTACTGTACCAGCGTCACTACTGTGAGCATAAGCCGTCTGTAACAATTAGTGTTCGTGAAGCAGAATGGATGGAAGTTGGAGCATGGACATTCAAACACTTTGATGAAGTGACTGGTGTGTCTTTCCTGCCGATGGATGGAGGCACTTACAAACAAGCACCTTATGAAGAAATAGACGAAGAAGCTTATAACAGATTAAAGTTGTTAGTTCCTGATTCAGTAGACTGGGAGAACTTCAAAGAATATGACGATAATGTCGAAGGTGCTCAAATGTTGAGTTGCACCGCAGGTGGGTGTGAAATCTAATTCCTTGTGTGTGGTAGTACTTTAGCAGCCCTTCGGGGCTGTTTTTTTATGCGTAAGGACGAGTGCCTTGTTTGTCAATAATTAAAGCTTGTTTGCGTGGTGGTCTTGCTGGCATATCAGGAACGCTTATATGGGTCCATGAGTCGAATTCTTGAATGATTTGGTCATAGGGTATGTCCGCATCAATGCAAGCCTGTACGACCTGTTTAGGGGTCATGCCGGGGATTTTAATATCTGCCGCACATCCTAGTCTATGTTGACTGGTATCTTTAGAACCGACAGCATCGTTAACTTGTTTAGACCTAAACCCAGAATTAATCATCACTGGTTTATTACCTACTGCTGTCTTAACCTGCTCAAGCAAAGCTGCCAATCTCATTAGATTAGCAATTTCATTTGCTTTTGGAGTGTTGTCAAATTGACGGTGAGATGTGTAAGTAAGTTCTTCTAAAGTAAAATGTTCACTCAAGTTCATTTAGAAGCAACTCCTTCTTTCTTTTCCCAACTACGCATACCAGCAAGACCTAATAAACCCAAAAGAATCTGAAGTGTTAGCGTTGTGTCAATAACAGGAAATGCTCCTGAGTACTTAAACATAACAGAGGCTATAAAGCGTGATACAGGCTCTATAATCGCTGCGTAGGTTAAGGATATACCACAGACCCACCCAATGAATGGTCTCCACCCAGAAACGAATAGAGACGGATTAGCAGCTTCAATCTTATTGATGTCCATCTGAGAAGCCATGACTTGTAAATCGCCATTTTGTTGCATCTCTAAAAGTCTTAACTTTGCTGCCGCTGCTTGATTAGCGTCAGGAAAGAAATGGTCAATAAGTTTGTTGCCGATTCCTAGAATGGCTGTGATTGGGTCCATTAGTATCTTTTAATTTAATATTGTGTCTGTAACACAAGCGGTTGTAAAATTATTCTACGACTCAACGCTTCTCTGGCTTCAGGGGTTAGCCTAGACATAAATGCTGTTACAATGCTCTGCATTTTATTTTTTGGAACACCTTCAATAAAAGCAGCAAGTTTTTCTGGGTTTAACATCATATCTGCAGCATATCTGTTTATATCGTCTGTTGCATCTTTTTTAATTAGTTTTAATACAACATTAGTAATAGTTGCATATCTGTTTAACAAAGTAGGAAGTTCAGGTGTTTGTTGTCCAGCCACTTTAGAAAAACCTGCTAATTCTTCTGCTTGCGCTTTTCTTTGAACATCTGCAAGAACTGTATTAATATCGCTAATTTGCTTAGGTGTTAATACTTCATCTAGCTTTTGAAATCTATTTTGTCCAGTAGAGCGTTTAATAATGTTTGCTCCATTTTCAACTGCTGCGGCAAATGCCGCTGCTCTTTCTTTATTACCTAATGGAGTTCCAAGTTGTTTTTCTAATGCTTGAGCAATTTGCATTTGATTAATCTTTGTAGACTGTTCTTGGAAAGTAGTTAAATATTTTTGCCAATCACCGCTATTACCTGCTTTTTCAATAGCATTATCAATGTAACTTTTTACATTCTTTTCTAAACCACCTGTTAACTTAGCATCCCAATTTTGACTTGCTTCAGAAAACTTCTTAATGTCGTTACCAATTTCTTTACGAATAGTATATAAATCTCTTGAATCAATTACACCAGTTGTAGGATTTGTAAGACGAGTCAATTTTTCTTTTAACGAACCAAAGACATTGGTGACAACATCTGATGCTCTTTCACCGGGCTTAGTTAAAACAGCATCAATATTATTAATAATTGGCTGTATTCTTAAAGGATAAAAACCTTCAGCAGCAAGACTATCTAGTTGTAGTTTTTTAAACTCTCCTTCTGCTTGTCGTTGTTTGGCTACATTTTTAGAAAGTGTAGCACCTTCCAGATTACCTAAAACTCTATCAAAATTTTGACTTAATTCTGGACCAACACGAGGATAACCAGCAACAGGAAAAAAGTTACGAGCAAATTGCTGTTGTTGTTGTGCTTCTGTTTCTAATAAACCACCAACTTTTAATGCTCCGGCTTTACTTTGAAATTTTTCAGCAATTTGTTGTTCTAAACGAGGAGTTATTGCTCCAGCAATGTTTGCTTGACCTAAAGCACTTTCTCTTAGTGGTGCTGTTTCACGAGTTCTTGACGCAATAGCTTCTAAAATATCGTCTTCTGTTCCACCTGTTTTTTGCAATGCTTGTTTACGAGCAACTTGTTGTGCAAAATCTCTAACAGCAAAGTCAGCAGAAATACCTTGTTTTGGAAGTGTTTCTAGACTTTTCTGATATGCAGTTAATCCAGTTGCTTCAGGAATAGCCGACATTGCTTCTGCTGCCGTAGGTTTTGAACCGGGAACAATCTCAGGTGCTGTACGCAATGCAGAAATAATTTTATCAGGTTCTTTACCTGCTAGTTCAACCAAACGCTCTTGTAAAATTGCTTTTTGACCAGCAGTAGTTATTGGTTTAGCAAACTCTTTTGCAATACTATATGCGCCTTTACCTAAATCTATTGCACCACTTAAAACTCCGCCCATGATAGCACTAAGACCAACTTGTTTAATCTTTTCTGAAAGTAAATTCTGAGCATCTTCAACAGGTGTTAAAGCACCTAAGATAGCACCTTGACCAGCATATTGACCCGCTCTCGCAACTCCCGTAGTTGCAGTAGCGGCAGGTAATAGTCTATTTATAGGACTAACAATAGCCCCACCTAGTTCTGCAAAATCATAACCAGTTGCACCTGCGCCTGCTCGTTGTTGTGCGTAAGCTTTTTGTGCTTCTGACGCAAATTGTTGTCCTGTTTCTCCTCCAGCCATTTGAGCTACTGCGGCAATAGGATTAATAACAGCACCTTTAGCAAGACCCGCACCAACTTGTAGTCCTCTATTAACTCCCTGACCAGCCGCCTGCATAGCAGGACCTTGAACAGTTTGTTGCTCTTGACTTAAGTAGCTAAAAGGATTAGAAGGGTCTGCCAACATAGACTCAGGTGTAGCTTCTCCTGTCTGTGCTGGTAACTTAGGTTTAGCAGCAATTCCTAAATGTGTTTGAATTTTAGAAATGGCTTGTTCATTAGATAATCCTTCTGGAAGGTCGTAATGCACACCCTCATATTGATATACTGGCATATTTGTCCTTATTTCAACACGATTGGATTGTTTGCTGTTCCTTGCTGACCTGACCCACTACCTTGACCAGATGGAGTTGCTTTACCAGCTTTACGAACTGCGTCTCTCCATTTAGAATAATGTACTTCAATTTTATCTAAATTATCTTTTAATTGTGCAGAACTTTGGTCTTGGTCTAAAGAAGCAATAGTAGATTGTAACGCAACTAATTCCTGTACTGCTACCTGTCCTAAAGCACCACCAGTCGGAGAAGCATCTCTCATTTGTTGTAATCTATCAAATCCTAAATTTGCTTTAATTGTAGTTAAACGCTTACTTAAATCTTTAGATTCTGTTAATGGAATACTAGACAACCATGAACCTGCTCCTGCAGTAAACGGAGACACCATCTTTTTAGTGTCTTGAACTTCTGAAATAATTCTGTCTGCTCCACTGATAGCCATGTCTGCTGCTTGAGTTTGTTTTGCTTCTTTTTCAGCTCGTTTTTCATCTGCTGCAGACATTCTAAGACCTGCCATAAGTCCAGCAATTTCTTGTCTACCTGCCATCATTATTTCAGCAATTTGTTTCTGGTCAGCACCACGCTGTTTAGCTGCATCTAATTGTCCTTGAATACGCTCACGAGCAATCATTAATTGATTTTCTCTAGCTGATTGTTTTTCTTCAACTTTGCTTTGAATTTCTAAAGCTCGTTTAGCAAGTTCTTGTGCAATATCAGGACGACCTGCTTGAGCAGCTTGTTGCGAAGCAGTCTTTAAAGATTGTAAGTCAGTAAAATCAACACCACCAAGCAACTGTTGTTGTTGTGTTACTCGCTGCATTAATGGGTCTTGGACACCAAATAGATTACCTAGTTGCTGTACTCCACGAGCACCCATCACATTAGCTCCTAATACTGAACCAGTACCGGGTCTGATTGCTTCAGCATTTGCAACACTTTTAGCAAAATCTAAGTTTTGCTGTTCACGAGCAACATTTAAACTTTCTGGACTTACACCAAAAAGACCACCAACAATATTATCGAATCCGTCTGCCATAATTATTCCTTAACTTAACCAGTTTGCAATTGTTGGATTTTGTAACAGCATACCACCAATTTGATTACCTAACCCAGTAGCTGTTTGTCCTAGTTGATTGTATGTGCCTTGCATTGCAGCATTGCCTAACAACGAACCTGTAGAAGCGAGCTGTGCGGCATTTGTTTGTCCTGTAAGACCTAATTGACCTGCAGAAGCACCTGCAGCAGCCTGTGCTTTAGCAAGGTCAGAAGACATTGTAAATGGTTGCTGTGCGTAACCTTGTAATGTATTAGCAGAACCAAATAAACCAGTGCCAGTTGCAATCTGTTTATTCAACAAATCCTGAGCATAAGTCGGAGCATTGGCAGCTAACTGTGCGTTTTGTTGACCAATAGAATTATAGTAAGCAGCCAATTCAGGATTAGTCTGCATTAGACCTTGTTGACCGGGAGCATATCCTGCCACTGTGCCACCAGTTGCTAAACCAGTTCTACCAGTTTGAAACTGTCTATTTTGTAGTTGAGCTAATTGCTGTTCACGACCCGGAGCTAACAAACCTTGTTGCTGTGCAATGTACTGTTGTTGAATTGCTTGCGTATCTGCAGTAGTTGGCAAGGCTTGAGCACCAAGACCAAACAGATTCTGCATCTGCCCAGCCACTTGTGCTGTTGGAGTATAGCCAGCAGAGACTAATTTACCTGTTGTAGGGTCTACTTGGAACTGTGAAGAACCAAAGAAGTTAGTAGTTCCAATCGGAGTAAAAGCCGCTAAGTTTTGTGCTTGAGTAGCTGCACCACGAACTGATTGTGCTTGAGTATTATAAGCGTTTTGAATTGCTTGTCTATTTTGGTCAGTTAGATATAAACCAGTTGCACCGCCCAATAAACCACCTAAACCTGAATTTTGAGCAGCATAGCGTTGAGCAGCGGTAGCTGTCCCTCCTAACAAGGCTTTAACAACAGAAGAGCCTAGGCTTTTTACTAAACCTAATGCTGTATTACTGTCTGTGCCAGACTGAGCAGCAATTGCTGATGCAATCTGTTCATCCGACATATTAGTATAGGGGTTTTCAGGCTGATACCCGTATCCCGGACCACCGTAGTATCCGCCCTGTTGAGCTTCAACATCACCAGCATTTAAGTTTGCATAGGGGTCGTAACCCAAATCTGCATAAGTTTGTCCAAAGAGTTCATCCATACCTGTTGTTCCTGTGTTTGCCTGACTAATTACATTATCAAATAATCCTGAGTTTGCGACAGCATTGACCCCTGCTCCGACACCTGCATTAATTGTAGAACCAGCAGCACCGTATAATAATCCGGTTAATGGGTCTCTACCTGTAGCAAGTGCATTAATACTACCAGCGGTAGCACCGCCAGCAATATTACCAATTGCCCCTAAATCTATTGCTCCACTTACCCCCGAAGCAACACCACCTCCCAATGCTCCTAGTGCAGCTCCTTGTAGAACATCTCCGCCTGTTATAGCATTTTTAGCTCCGCCTGTTGCAGCACCTTTAGCGGCTCCTACGGCAGTTTGCTCAAGCAGAGTAGGTTGCACTGCAAAAGAACTTCCAGCAGTAGGAGTAAATCCTCCAGAACCTAATATTTCAGTGGTGCTTAATGCACCTTCTCCAGCGGCAACACCAGTACCTGCAGCACCGCTACTAGCAACAGCAGTTCCTTCTGCTAAAGTTGTTCCAGCAGGAATAAGTTCTCCAGCAGCAAACACTGTACCGTCGGCAGCAACTGCGCCAGTAGAGCCAGCAACTGCAGCTTCACCTACTAATTCACCTGCGGCATAAGCACCGGCAACTAAAGCTATTGGAAGCATCCACCCATTTTCAGAAACCCAATCTGTTTGTCTAAACTGTTCATCTGCTGTTGAATTAGCAACACCTTTAAAAGCTTCTACAGGGTCAATTTCAGCAAGAAAACCACCAATACCGCCTCCGCCACCGCCATGTAGTTTAATCTGGCGATTACCGCAATGTTCAAATGCCCCTAACGGAAGAAATGAATCTAATGTATATCTCATACTTTAGCCATCCATTTGTATTTTGGATTGTCAGATTT